CCGCATCGGCGTTTTGGTATGCGATAGTCCCGTACGGAATAGCCGGCGCGTAATCCTCTGGGAAGACTGGTTCGACCATCGGCGCATTCAGGACAAGCTGCAACTGGCCCAGGATATCGGAAATTGCAGAAAGCGCAGCCTGGGCCGCAGCAATCGCAAGGTTGGCGTTGTTGTTTGCCTCATCGCCAGTGTCGGGCAATACCGTATCAACCTGTTCAAAAATCTGCTCAAATGCACGAATCGTCTGATGATCAGGGCAAAAGGCAGCAAGTTGTTGGCGGGTGAGATTCAGCTTAGGCATACAGCGGCTCCAGTGCGGCCTCCAGGCGCGCAAACGAAATAAACGCATCGCTGGTGCCTCGGAACTTCTGGATGCGGTAGTTGCGCATATGGCCCTGACGCAGCCAGGTAAGGCGCCGCTCCCTATCACCCTGCCGGCCGGCTGAACATGTCTTCTCCTGGCTCCAGGTTTCGCCATCAGTACTATAGGACGTCCATACAACCGGATCAGCACCAAGCTTCACGCGGCCAGGCAATGCAACAAGCTCCAGCCGATGGAAAATTGCGCCCATGCTCTCGTTGTAGACAATCTGCGTCTGGAAGTCCCAACCAGTCAAGCTCCCGTAATGCGTGGAAATCGAGTTATCCAGAACGCCAACATTCGGGGCAATCGTGTCGCCAACGAGCCATTTCCCATACACCCATACTAGGTTGCGGCCCCGGTATTGACCTCGACCAACATTGGATGAGGTTAGCGTGAACCAAACCGGAGTACTCGCCGCCTGCGATGCTGCGGCATCATATACTAACGTCTGGTCAGGCAGGTGAACCAACAGATGCTGATGGGACTTATCAATGCGCGTTTCCAGCACAGTCAAGGCGAGTTGCGCATCGGAATACTCCTGCAAAATTGTGTCAATTTCTCGTGTTGAGATCTTCACGGTTTGGCTATTCGCGCCAAACCAGACAGCACAAGGCTCATTTCTACCACCACCGACAAAGGCAAGTGCCTCACCAGCACCGCCAGTAAAGATGCAGCAGGCATGCGTGCCGACCGCTCCGCGTTGGAATTGTGCGCCTTCATTCCGCTGGAACGGGAAGCCGGTTCCACCAACGTTATTGAACACCTCAATCGTGTACCTGTTGACGGCGTGCGGCTCATTGCGCAGCTTCCAAATCGCAACGATTGGATCGGGATCAACCTCACTTGAACCGTACTTCAATGGGTTGACGGACAACGGGTCATTCAGGTCAGTGACAACGAGGGACGTCCCGTCAGTCGTCATGAAGTAGCCGTCAACCCAAATCACATCGAGCACCGTTCCCAGGTCTGGGTCTGTGACCTGTGTAAGTGATCCGCCATTGTAGTAGTACAGCCTCCCGCCGGCAGCAATAGCAAGCCGATCAAAGGAGTAATCCATAGCGACTTGCTCGCTGCCAACAATCGTCCCCAGGCTGGAAACTGATCCGTCCGCGTTGACTTTTACCAGCGAGCTGCCCATCGCCCGATAACAGACGCCGTTCCAGTTGATGGCGCCGCGATCAAGGCCGGGGCCAGTCGCAAACTGAACAATCCCATCCGCAGGGCGCAGATAGCCCTGGGAGATCCCCTGGTCTTTTGGGACTGGCACCATATTACGAGGATAGGAAGTACGGAAATCCGCACTCTCATCGGAGTAGGCGCCCTGAAGGATGGGGATTTGCATTACATCAGTACCTCTTGGCCACTGCGGAATGAATAGGTTGGCGCGCCCGTGTTATTGACGGTTCTGATGCGAACCCAAGCACCGGCCGGCACCATTCCTGAAACAACTCCAGTCATCGGCTGCACCCCCTGAAGCGCTACCGCAAGCGTGTACGCCTGCCCCTGCCCAGAAATTGACAACGTTTGCACTCCAGACGAAAAGCCGGAATCATTTGCGATTTCGAGAATTACATCACCATTCTGGCTCCCGCCAATATTCGCCGTTACCGTTGATTGCACGCTGTAGGCGACTTGGGCCGGACGTGTTTCACTGATTTGAAAAGCGCTGTTCAGTGGGCGTGTTACGGCCGATTGCTGGGGATTGAAGGGCGCCCCGCTCATTGCGTCAACCATGATTACCAGCCCTCGCCAGTCATGACCTCAATGTTGGTGCCAAGCGCCGAGATATACGAAATCCGATCCTGTCCATCCGCCTTAGTCAGCGTGCTGGAACTGCCGGGCTGCACACGAAAATCAGCAGTCGATGCGGATGGCGCCGGATTTGCGTCACTCTTATACAGGCGCACATATGCCGGGTTTGAGCCGGTATTGACGATGCGCACGCTCTTGTCCACCGGGTCAATGTTGGCCACCGCAGCGCCAACAGCAGCAGCCAGGATCTGGTTTGTTCCGTAATGAGGAGAGAATGGTTGGAAGGCGCTCATTTTTTGTTCATTTTCTTCAAAGTTTCAGCAAACCGTGCGCGTTGTCCAGTCACGCCGGGCTTTTTTGCAGCTTTCGCCAGAGCTTTGGCTGGAATATCCTTGCCAGCTTTGGCATGCAAGGTCTCACGAAGCGCACCTGGCTTCTTGATCGCCTCTTGAATGAATTTCTTGCCAGCCATGATCAGCCAATCCTATACCAAGATTTGAAAACTCCGTCGAAGCGCAGGCGGAAGAAAGCGTTTGCCGCCAGCGTAGTCGGAGCGCCGTTGACAGCGGTCGCACCATTACCACTTACCGTCAGCGTGGTCACTGCCTGAGTGGTGTTCATCAGCACTTCTTGCCCATCAATGCAGGCTGCCACCGGAGGCAAAACAATCGTGCCTGCGGCAAATGCTCCAGTTGGCGTCAAAAGCAAATATACATCGCCGCCACTCACAATTGGCGCAATAGTTACGCTGAAACCTGATGCATTTGTGGCAGAATATTGCGTCTGGAAGTCGGTTTGCTCAGTGACGGCCGACTCCATAAACGTGGCCAGAGTGGTCATCGAGACCTTGCGTGCATCGCCGTTTGCGGACGAATAGATAACTGTCTGATCGGAGCCTTGCAGTGTATCCGCCGAACTCAGCTCATTAATGGTTGGCATGATTTACCTTAGGTGAAAGTGATTTCGCCATCCTGGCCGGCCAGGAGCGGATCGACCGGCGTCGGGAAGAATGGATTGATTTCGCCAAACGCGCCAGCCCAGCGGCGATTTCCCGCGCCTTTTGGCATTGTGGATGGCATGCGCTGCTCAGGCGGCATAGCGAGCTGCTGAAGCACGACATTGTATGCATCTTTGGCCGTACTGGCGGTTGTTGGCGGGATCTGCTTACCAAAGCCGGCGGACAGCCGCACAGCCAAATTCAAATAGACCGCCTCGATAGACCAATCTGGGATTGCAGAGTCCTGCTCCAGAGACGATCCGTTAGCGGTGGATGGCAGCGGATAGCCCAGGCGGATTCCTTTGCCGTTCCAAGTGGCCATCATGGTGTCGAGCCGCTTCAGCGCGGTTTCTCGCTCATCGGGGCCAACGTTGAAGATATATCCCTGGAGGCCCAGTTCGTTGTAAGCCTCGGATACCAGCTCGCCTTTAGTCCAGCTCATGTCACACCTCGGCCAGAGCCTCGTTGATCTTGCTCAGCAGTTTAGCATCGCTGGTGCGGCCATCAAAAGCGATGTTCAGCGATTTTGCCTTTTCCTCCAGTTCTGCGCGTGTAGGCGGTGAATTGTCGTCTTCTGCCTCGACTTCAGCGGCAACGCCGGCAATAGCTTCGGGCAGCGTGTTAAACCAACCTTCACTGAGCTTCCCTGCATGGTCAGCATCATCATGCGTCAGTAGGCTTTCGTAGGTGCCTTTCGCATGCTGCTGTGAGCCGGGTGTCTTGAATACAAAACGTGGAAATTCCATGTCAACCTCAGATGAAAAGCCAGGAGCCGAAGCCCCTGGCGGCGCCAGATTTAAGCCAGACGGTAAGTGATGAAGGTTGCGGCTGCGGTCTTCACAGTGCGGAAACGGCCCGAGGTGACAGTAGCCACCGCAGCAGAGCCGACGATGGTGTGACCAGAAGCAGCAGTAACGGTGAAGGTATTGCCGCCAGTATTGACCACAGACCAGTCGATCGAGTCATTGATCGAGAAGTTGCTTGCCTGATCCATGACAGTGCCAGTGGGGATGGTGCCAGCCACGGCCGCCGCAGTGGTGGACGTGACCAGGCCACCCATGATTGCGGCCGCAGACACGGCGCCGGTCACGTTGACTGCGACAGGGGTAGTCGAGACCTGTGCGCTGTACAGCATCTGCACGACAGGAGACACGCCGATCTCGTAATAACTCGCCTCGGCGCCACTCTCGACAATGATTTGCGCGCCAGAGGCGAATGGGCCGAACACAGTTTGGCCGTTGTTATTGCCAGCAGTTACGCCGGCAGCGCCGCCAATCACAGTACCCAGCAGGATCTTGGACGCTGGGTAGTTCGGGAAATTGCCATTTTGGTAGACCATCGTTTCCGCGTTGGTGGCCACCGCAATACTTTGGCCGGCAGTCAGATTCAGAGTGACTTGGCCAAAAGGATATACAACGTTTTGCATGATATTTCCTTTAAATTAAATAATTCTGGTCATCCATCGCAGGTTATGGAAGATGTTTCCATTACCTGCGATGTTTCCATGGATCAAGATTGTGAGAACATCATGAGGCCGGCTTTTTCTGGATCTTTCATGCAGACACCGAACAGGGTGTCAATACGGAAGAGCGTCTTCATGGTCTTGATGTCGTAGAACTTCTGGAAGACCAGCTCAATGCCTTGCTCAGTGGTCGCACGCATCACGGCGGCACCAGCATTCTCCGGCACTGCATAGCGGCCTGGCAGCAGCTCAATCGAATCCTTGTACCAGAACGGATTGACCGAGTTGGACACGGTGTTCAGGAACGTGATGGCCGCATTCGACGCAGCAGTGTTGACAACGCAGTTCTTGTACATCAATTCCGCATCGGTGCCACCCTGGCCGGTAATCATTGGTGGGCTGATCGTCATGGTAGTGGACGAGTTCACCGCAATTACACGGAAGGTTTTCAGCTGACCGGTGTCGCCTTTGGTGATGTGATGAACTGCGTTTACGTTACCCACGGTGAAGGCATCGCCTGCGGCCACGTTGGTGGTAGACGAAACGGTCACGACCTGATAGCGGTTGTCCACGTTGTTGGTTTCGCCCGTGGTTGCGGTCGAGGTTGCTCGTGGCACATACACATTGCCGCCACCTGCCAAGGTGCTGATGGTGATGCCGCCACCGCCAGCCGCAGCAGCTTGACGGTTTGCATAGTCCAGCTTGTAAGTATCAAAACTTGCCACCAGGCCTACATATGCCTTTTCGTAGGCGGTAACAGGCTTGCCCTGCATGGTCTGACGACTGGCCAAATTCGACGCCATGCCGTTGTAATCACGGGTGGACAGGGCCAGATAGCGCTGGTCGTGCGGGACACCTTGCTCGTTGAAGATCGCCTCGCATGCGGCTACGTCATCGAAGCCGGTTGCTGCGGTCGAGCGCTTCACAAACAGGGTGCCTTGCGATGCGGCGACGCCCATCACGGCGACGTTGATATCGGAGGCCAGCTTTTGTTTGGCAGCCTCTCCCAGGCGGTTTTCTTGCAGAGCATCGCGCAGTTCGATGGCGTCCATCAGCCATGGCGAAGACTTCTTGAAACCGATGGTTGCAGGCACAGACAGCTGAGTTGCGGTGCCGAAGTTGCCGGTTTGGTCAATGCCATCGAATGACTGAGCGATATACTGCACTGGGCGCCAAATGACGTCATTAGTGCGCGCCATCATGGTTTGATCAGTGTTATACGTCGCCACATTGCGAGACAGGACAAGGGCGTCTTCGAAACCCTCTACCACATTCTCAAACGCGACGCGCTCTTCCTTGGAAAAACTATTGCTCATTTTGAAACTCCTTTATCTTTTATTTCTGTCGGCTACGCTTGTAGGCGATGACCTTCGACATGTCGCCGGTCTTTTCCGCCTCGGCGCGAAGCCGCTCCAATTGGTTGTCAATCGCACCAGACGGCGCCGCGTTACCACGGACTTTGCTCTCTGGCGCAGGTGGTTTGCGTGGCTGCGTTTTCACTTGAGTCTCCAGCTTCGCCAAGGCGAAAGCGAATTTCACGGGGTCATTAATGGCGGCCAGGGCTTTCGCCTTCGCCGGATTTTTGCCGATGGCATACTCCAGCAGTGCGCTATTTTCTGCGCCAGTAATCAGGATTGCTCGCTGAACTTGGCTAAAAGTGGCCTGCAAAACATCTTCCACTTCGTCAAGATCGCTTACTTTCAAAGCAGCTTTCGCCTTGTCGTGAGCACTCAGCCGATCATTCCATTCTTGCTGCTGCTGTTTTACCTTCTGCTGTTCGCTCTGCAATTCGGCTTCAACAGCAGTTTTTTTCTGCTGCCATACATCCATTGCGGCATCGAACTTTTCTTCGTCATAGTCGATATTTGGGTCAGACAAGCGCGGGCGCGGCCCGATCTCTGGAAGTTTCGACGGTTCAGACTGCGGTTGCTTAGCTTTTAACTCGCGTATCTCGCGGACTAGCTCTCGATTCTGCCGGCGGACTTCTTTAACCCACTTTGGCGCATCCTTTGGATCCTGATCATCTTCGGATTTCTCGTCACCAATGGTGACAATCATGCCCTCTGGATCATCAGCTACAGTCTGATCACCATCAGCACTCTGGCTATCGGCAGGCGTCTCGCCACCGACTTCCTCAGGGTTCTGCTGCTGATCATCCTGAATATCCTCTTGCTGCTCATCAACTACATTTTCAACATCCATCATTTATCCCCATGTCTCACCGGGAAAACGGCCCGGCGGTTTCCGTTGGTGCAATAGTAATTCCGTTAGCTTGGATTAGCAACTTCCTGCTGCGGAATCGTATTTTTTTGCATGCTTTGGTTAAGTTGCTGCGAAATTTCAAAAGCTTGTTGCGTGCGGCCCTGTTCGATATCCGAGATCGTTTTCGCAGTATCTGCCTTAGTCTGAGCGACTTTTGCGCCAGTCAGCTCGGTTTCAGCGGTCGCCTTCAGAGCGTCAGCTTTTTGCTTCTCAGCTGCGGCTTGCAAATAAAGGGCATTCGCGTCCGGCTGTTGGTTCTGCGCTTCCTGCGCCATCTGGGCCGCCTCTTCCTTCGTCGCCTTGACAGCGCCCATGCGCACAAGCTTCTGGCGGAAGTACTGACGGATATCGCTCATGCCTTCGCCCTCCAAGTTCATGATGGCCGAAGCAGTCAGCACTTGCGCGGTCTCTGGATCTGGATTCATCTGCAAGATGCCCGTCACCGCACGCACAGTCGAGGCGCGCTTGCTGGACGAACTTGGGCCAACCTCGACATTCACGTCGAACTTTGCCTCGGACAGGTCATTCTCCAGGTAGCCTTCTCCGGTCTCTTGATCCATTGCCGGCCGCATCAGCTCAATAGATCCTGACGCGCCGTCGCCGGATACTGTCTTCATCTTGCGGCCCTCTTCCACGTAGACGTCTTTGGCCATCGAGAGCCATACCTCACCTACGCGCTTCACGCACTTGGCGAAGTTGCTCATGTAGATGAAGACCTGCATGTCTAGGCGGTTCTGCACTAGCTCCATGGCTTTCCCGGAGATATTCGGGTTAAGCTGCTCGCCGGCCTGCTGGTTGCCCAGCAAATCCTGAAGATCTTGCTCGGTGATCTGCATGAGCGCAGCCAGAGCCGGTGGCAGACTGGGCGCTTTCGTGTATGCGATGGGCATCGCAGGAATTGGCTGTCCATTGCCGTCCGTTGTCTGATTCACCAGCAGATATGGGTACTTCTTGATATTGTCGTCGGCCCACATCTGTTGGTGGCCCATGATCTGCTCAGGTGTGAAAATTGGCTTTTCGACATTCGAAATGCCAGTGATCTCAGCCAGGGCAGAAACGAGCATATTCTTGATGCGCTGCGCATCAATGGCCAGGCGAACGTGCCCCATGAAACGCTCGATGCCATCCACATACCAGCGCTTCCCATACGTCGGAACCACAGGGATGCACTTGCCGGCGATGTAGCCGCAGTCCTCCAGCACCTGGCCACCGTCCATTAGGTACTTATGCACCTTGCATACTTTTACTTTTTTCTGACGGGATAGAGTAAAGCCAAGCGCTTTCAGCTCGTCAAGCTTTTCATCATCCAGTTCGGACTCGGTGAGGCGCTTTTCCTCTGGTTCACCCATCCCTAAATCGGGGCCAACGTAGAAATAGAGCGTTTCTTTCTTTTCCTCAATTTCGTAGTACTCGGCAACATATACCTGGTCTGACGTGTACCAATCAAACTCGGTTTGATAGATACTCTTTGGCCAGGTTGCCGGCGTGTGTCCCCATTCATTTTCGTATGACTCAATGGTCATCCCAGTCAGGACGAACGCGTGCTTTGCGTCTGCCTTGTCCTGGCGCTTTGCGTCGAGATCGAAGAACACGCACGAGTCAGCATCATAGACAGGCTCGATGCAAATGCGCTGCCGGTCATCGTCCTCGTCGTATTCATCTTCGTACTGAGTGCGCAGGCGGATAGCGCCAAAGCCACCGCCTACAGCTTCCTCGAAAGCGTTATCGAAAGCCTCTTGGGCGCCACTATCCTGCTCGTCGGCCCGATATAGGCCGTCGCAAGCATCGGCCAGAAGGTCATTTTCGCTTCCGTCTTTGGCGGTGAAATCAACGTCGATTCTGTTGTTTCGATACTCGTTGATGATGCGGATCACGGCCAGATGGATTTTGTTCAGCTCAAAGCGTGGCTTATTTTCAAACTCCTGTCCAAGCGGGCCTTCCCATTGTGCTGATGGGATCGAATAGAATCGTCGATCTTGAAGCGATTGCATGCGCTCAGCACGTACCGCCGACTGGATCATATCGAAGCTACGTATCGCACGCGCATGGACTTGCTGCAAGCGCTCGGCTTTGGTCATGCTCATTTCTTGCCTTTCTTTACGGTCGCACGCTTCACACCCTCAGAAGCCAGTTTCTTGGCCGTGGCCTGAGGAATGCCTGTGCTCTTGGCAATTTTTGGATTGTGCTCGGCAGCCCGGAAAAGCTTATTTTGCTTGGCGGTGTATGGCATGGTTAGATCTTGTAAAGGTGTCCCTCGAAAGCGGCGCCGATTTTGATGCCGTTCGTACTGGAGAATGCGCAGCTCACTGCGAAATCTGTCATCGGCCCAACAGGAATACGCGCACCAGCGTTCAGGGTGAACGGTGCGCCATCAGAGCACTGAATCTTGCGCGGCCGACCGGATGCGCTGTTTGCGAAGCGGAAGTACAGAGCCGCATCAATATGACGCGATGCACCGCCAGCCGCTTCCAGTAGCTCAATCTCCACCGCAAAGATGTTCAAGAAGAAGCCCAGCGGCGGCGTATAGACGCATTGCTGTGCTGTACGTTGGCGAGGCGGAATTACGGCACGAACAGTTCCGCCAACAACGTCCCGAATGGTAATCGTGCCGAGATTTGTCTGTGCGCCAGCAATAGGCGTCACCATACCAGTGTTGGCAAGATTGATGCGGTAATGTGTTCCAACAGAGACAGGGGTCAGGCCATTCAGCGGGATATTACCGGAGTTGGTCGCTGTTCCGGCAGACAGGACTCCCTGTACATTGATGCTTTGGGCGCCAGTTCCGGCTGCTGTGTCGTTGACATTGTCAGACACTGCCTCAAGTGCAGTATCTGCCAGCATCCATGGATAGCCGGCTGCTGCTCCCTCCCAAATGTCTTCGGCGGTGGCCAATCCAGTCACTGCAACAGGAACGGTTCGCGTTCCGATGGCCGCCACACGTGACACACCAGGAACCTGGCCCATCAGCACACGTGAAGCAAAGTCGTTTAGCCCAGTCGAATTGCCATCCATATAACCCCGTAGAATATTTCAATTTCTGCGATTGTAACGCTATTTTCTGCCGAAATGAGAAGTCATTGGGATGGGTGATGCGTTTTGCGGTTGCTTTGGCTTGTCACGCACCATGAAAGACATCATAAGAGAGTCAGCCATGTTAGGGCTGGGGATGCCCTTGGAGCGCATCTCATCTTTGCTTACAAGCTGGATCATCTTAGATCCAGAAGACCGCTTGCGCTGCTGCCGAACAAGTTCCGTCTTGAGCTGGGCAATATCCTTGATGGATGACGACAAGCTGATCATGGTTGCTGGGTCGTGATATTCACCCTTTACCACAGCCTGGTAAGTGCGCTCAAATCTATCGCGCAGCAGCCACCATCCCATTGCCCGAAGATTCCTAAACACATCTTGATTCTTGCGATCTTGCTGGTAGATACCTGGCCATGGCGAATCTCCGGCGCCAAAGCCTTGCACATCAATATTGCGGCCGGAAATTCGATCCCTCAGGCCAACCTTCACGCCAGCCCCAACCCCGATGCTGTCATAAACAATGACATCGGCACGATAATCAAACGCATCATCAAACGTCCGAGTGATCGCGTCGTCAATATCGCCATCAGTCCAACGGCGAACATCCTCAACCAGCATGCCGTATCGTTTTGTCGTTGACTTTGCGTCACTTCCACTATCAGCAGGGTCAAATCCAATCACCCGGTCACCACGAGGTGTGTATTTCAGTTTCAGATGGGCGTCAATGGCTGCGTCAACCCACTCAGCCTCGATGATAGAATCCTCGTAGTCGGCATTACACTCACCTTCCCACACATGGAGGTACTTTTTATAGTTCTGCTGTTTGTCGCGCTCCATTTCGATGCGCAGGACTTCAGGAAATTTCGGATTGTCACGCCATGACACTTTCTTGACGTAAATATAATCATCCTCATAGAAGCCTTGCTTATTGATTGCGTCCAGATAAGGCGCCACGAAGCGCATATATGTAGGCGCATCCGGCTCATTCGGGTTGAAGCTAATCCAGATTTCCGAATTCTCGGCACGAATCGTGGGGATCAGAACTTTCCATGTCTCCTCGCTGATGTTCTCTGCTTCTTCGATCCAGACCTTCGTGTAGCCAAATTTCGACTTGAGAGAGGTGATATTGCGAGATAGGCCGACAAACTTGAAGAGTGATCCGTTGCGGCCATAAATTGCGGTTGCTTGGACGTCAAAGAATCCTCGAAGTCCAAACTTGTCAATCTTGGAAACGATCAGCGCATAGCTGGATTCATCCATGGAGTTCTGGAATTCCCGGCCGCAAAGCACCTTGTCTCCATGCTGCCATGCGAACCAAACAAGTAGCTCAGCAATCTCTTCCGACTTTGCCCCACCGCGTCCACCATAAGGAACTTTGACACGCTTGGGATAAAGCAGGAATTCGAATGCCTCAAACAGCTCTATTTCAAGAGGCTGCATTGTCTGGCCTTACGATTTTGAAGACAACACTTCGTGCTGGGTTGATGGCATCATCGTCTGAAGCAGTGGCGGCAGCGATCCCGAATGCTTCTCTCTCCAGAGCGATGAGTGTCTTCGTGGTGTCTGAAAGATTTTTCAGACTGGTGATTTTGGCAGGAAGAGAAACATCACCTTCGTTTGCCTCCAGCTCATCAGAGAACTTCTTAGCAATCCGCCGCAGATTCTGAACATCCTTACGATGCTCCAAACGGACTGCTGCCGTAATTTCCGCATTGGCAGTTACGAGGTCATTTTCATGGTACGCAGAATACTCTTTGCGTACCAAATTGCGTACTGTTTCTTTCTGAACAATAGCATCTGACTTAGCTTGGATCTTGGCGCCAAGGTCGCGCTCCCAGTCTTCTGCCTTGGCACGCTTACGGATTGCCCCTTCTGTGATCCCATGCTCGGCAGCGATTTGACGCAGAACCTTGATGCCTGCGCGGTAGTCTAATTCGATCTTTCCCCAGTCGGCAGTGTTGGCTTCATTAGCCATAGTGCAGTACCTCTTTGTCTACTGCCATCCGGGCAGCGTCGGTAGTGCTATGTTACAACATTGAAAAGCTTGTGTCAGCAGGCAAAAAAATCCCCGCATGGCGCGGGGCTAAGTCCAAACTAGGGAGGCGCCAGGGCCGAAGTCTGGCTAGGCCAACAGCAAGGAGAAACTTGGCTGTGAAGCCTGGGATCGAACCAGGGACCACCGGATTAACAATCCGGCGCTCTACCGTCTGAGCTACATCACATTTGAAACTGGGCGGCCGCGGCTGGATTCGAACCAGCAACCAAGGATTTGTGCTCCATGACTCTACCAATTGAGTTACACCGCCGCTGAAACTGTTGTGGTGGCCGGCGCCTACGTTCCGGGCACATCATCGGCTTGCTTGCACCACACGACTGCTGACTCAGCGGACAAGAACCGCATTCGCCACCTGCTTGCGCCCATTCCTGGTTCGGTGGCAGTCAAATCAGCATGCGTGTAGCCACCCCTTACGAGGGTGAGGCGGCAATCCGCCGGGCTTTCGACCGTATCTGCACGATTTACCGGGACTGCTAGTGGTTCTGTTCTTGGCCCAACTCTCATGGGCCTCCCTGCAAGCTGGGTAGCATCGACCAGGAACTCCCAGTCCATTCCACCGATCCGCTGAAGACCTTTCCACTAGTGAACTCGTCCGCAACCTTTGGATCGTCGGCTGGCTTCGTGCGCTTCAACCTGCCCTTAGCCATACCTCAACTCTATCACGCCAGAGCCGACTTTTCCACCTTTACCGTCTCCATGTACCAGCTTCCGTCCTGGCGCTGCTTGGCTTGCTTCTCGGTGATGGTGAAATGTTCGCAGCCCATAGGGTTAGGCGCTAGCTTTGGTGGCGTGCGGCTGTTCATTTCATCACCAATCCAGCAATGATAATCCCCGCTGCAATGCCGCAGATGAAGCCATGAAGCCAGCAGGCTATTTTTATTTTCTCATACGGCGAGAAGTAGCTATCTTTCATTTCCTACTCCTTCAGTTTATGCCCTTGTGGGCGGGGTTGGGTGCTGAGCCTTCCAGTCCTCATATGCAGATCTAGGTGTCCCACCTCGGCCGCATCGCTCAATCTTCCCGGTTTTTTGCATTGCGCAATAATAATCGAATCCACTCTTGAATATGCGCGGCTTCTCCGGCTTGCGTCGTACCTCGTTCAGCATCATGCCACCATCCTTTCATCGGCCAGCTTGTAGGCGCCTACCAGCATAGCTGCCTCGATGTGCGGCAGGGTGCGCAGGTAGGTGCTGACGCCCTTGCGCAGGGCCTGGTATTCCTTCGTGGTCAGGTCGAGCAGCTGCGTCGGGCGCTCGCAGGCCGACTTGAGCGCGGTCCAGGTGTCTGCCACGGCCATGTACATCGCGTGGTTACCGTTCTTGGTCATGATGTAGGCGGCAGCCAGCATGTTGCGCGCAAGCGTGTTGGAGAGGCTATTTGGGGCCTTCCCGCGCTTGGCGGCATCCAGTGCGATCAGGATCGGCAGCGCGATAGCGTCAACGTCCTCGGGCTGGATCTTGGTCTTGCCGGCGATGACCATCAGCGGGTTGCGCTGGTCGCGATACTTGAAGGGCTTAGCCATTGTCGCGCTCCTTCGCCCGCTGGCCAGCCATGTCGCAATACAGCTTTACCGCGCCAGTGATCATTTCAGCGCAGGCCCATAGCCCCAGCCCGATAAAGCTCAGAATACCGCCCCAGGCAAGAACAGCGTTTGTGTCGAGTTGCATTTACTTCCTCCTAATCAGAAAGACATTCTGCCAAGTTTATTAATTTGCTTCTGTAAGGATGTAATCCTTGCATTGAGCATTTCTTCGGCGCGCTTTACTGCATCAGAGCGTGTGTAATGCCATTCACCACGATGTAGATAATTTTCGCCATTCAAGCCATTTTCCCACTTAACAACCGCATGCTCCCCATTGGTTTCTTTCACCAATTCATGCTCAGTAATGCCTTTTGACAGTGCATACTTCGTGCAATAAACCTTCATTTCTCTTTCTCCTTGTGTTGTTACTTCAATTGCAAAGGCTTATTGCCAGCCGTGATTTGCAGCCAGTCCAAGCATTTTTCTTCGCTGCCGATCAGTCTGGCCGGCTCCAGCGGCATGCCTGAGGCGGCGTTGTGCAGGTTTGCCATTCCGGTCAGGCGGCGCGGTGGCGTGACTTCGCTGGTCCGCATCCTGTAGCCCCGGTAGCGTGTCTGGAACTCCTTGGCGACGAATGGCCACTCGTCCGTGGTCTTGTCGCCCAACGGAACCCAGCCGCCCATGTCTTGCAGCACGCAGTGGATAATCGGGTCGTCGAAGATGACGTCGGCATAGGTGCCCACGGATCGAAGCGCCCTGTCCACCTTCGACCATGCCAGGCTGGCTTGATCGGTCGTGCTGCCTTCCAGATACTTCGCCAGGTCGCTGATCTTCGGAAACCAGCGGCCATTCTCGTCAGGGCTTTGCATGTGGGCATGTGCGGCCTTTTCGATGGCGCCGATATCGTACTGCTTTAGGCCCTCCCAGTAGATGCCGGCCATGGCCTTGCTGACCTCTTGGCGGTAGTACTCGGACAGGCCAGTCAGCATCAAGGCGAAGCGCTGCTTTTCTTCCAGGCTATCCAGCATTACTATGCCCCTCATAACCATAATCCCACTCATAGCAAAGATATATGATCGCGCCCATATCTTCCTCGCTAGGTATATGTCCTTCTTTAGGAGAAATTAGCCCACGATTATCAATGAAGTTCGCATTAAGATGCGACCATGCCTCACTGTCATCATTCCACTTATTAATGAATTCCTGTCGAACTTTCATGCTTCCTCCAGCCATGCCAGCAGGTTATTGGCGGTCGCTTGGCCGGTCTTACTCAGGGGGCTAAGTTTTACCGATTGGGCGCGCTGAGTGCGGCGGTCTTCTTGGATTGGGAACAGGCCCTGCCAAGAGTTCATCACCGACTGATCCAACACCGCGCCAGGCTCGTAGCCTTCGTCGCGCAGCTTCGTCAGCGTATTCACCGCCAGAGAGATTGCGCGATCGGTCATCGGCTTCCGGATCTTCTTGCGCATGTCTACGTAGCCGTCCCAGGCTTCGGCCGGGACCCAGTCAGGAAGGACTCTCATGCCACCTCCTTGATCTGGTGCTTGGCCCACTCACCGGCAATCCATTCGACGCCCTTTGGCGTGAACTTCGATTGCGAGTAAGCATGTTCATTGGCAGTCCCGGTCTTCACTTCAAAGCGGCCGGCGTCGATGTGCGCAGCGTAGGGCACCCACTCGCCACCAAGCTTGTACATGATCTGGTTGTCATGCAGGAAGGCGCGGAATTCCGGCTCCTTGGCTTTCAGCAGCTTGCAGACCTGGCGAAAGCCCATGCTGCCGGTTTCGCTTTCGACGTAACGGCCAACGAACTCCACAGCCGGCGCCGCCATGGCCAAGTCAGCGCGCAGTTGGATATTCTCCTTCTCCGCATCCATGGCGATCTGGATTAACTCCATGCGGGTCAGTTCGCGCGGCTTGCTTGCGGCCTGCTCAAGTTCTTGCCAGCGATCTACAAGGCGCGCAGTGAACTGCGGCGAAAGCTGAGCAACGATCACATAGCTGTCACGCTGCCCGATATGGTATTCGCGGTACTGCTGGCCATTCTGAGGATGGGTGTACGGCATTGCCGCATACCCCTGAATCGCGCCAGTCGCCATCAGGCGCTCAATGCAGATGCACACATCTGCGTGCCGGGACTCGACCAAATCCGCAATCTCGCGGCTTGTCATGGTCTTCTGTTGTGCAGAAATCGTCAGTTCCATTTGATCCCTTTCGATGCCTTGTCTTTGCGGTCGCGCAATACGTCTTCAGGAATATGACGCTCGAAAATTTCGATCAATTCCGGCGTCATTTTGATGTGGCCTTTGTGCTTTAGCCATCCTTTTTGCGGCGGCCAATTCATGCCGATAGCGTGGCAAGCGATTTTCGTTATCCCGTAACCGCTCAAGTGGAAGTTCTGACGCCAGTATTCTTTAAGATTCATTAAATTCCTCTTATCTACATTTAACTGCTTTTCGTTATTGCCTAGAGTTCAGACCCGGCTCCGATCCCCAAAGCCCCCCATACCCCCCAAGGGTAAAGAAGCTTGGTACTGCCTGTGAGACGAGCCACGGACACATACCCCTGAACAAACCCCGGCCTTTCAGCCAACCCGATGAACTGGGCCACCCACTACCTTGTTCGCGTAGCTGCTCCCTCGGGAAGTGCGGAGCATGCAGCACAGCAAGTACAGACGAAAAAAAGCCCAGAACACTTAGGGGTGCCGGGCCGGCAAGCCTCGGTTACACGCGGACAGTGAACACGCGCAACCGATTTTGTCGGCACTCCTAAAAATTCTGGGCTACTACACTGTCAATGTTTCTTCGTCATCAGCACTTGCCGGTACTGATGCGTGCATATTAGTCCATCATTGCAGCTTCCGCAAGTACTCCATGAACCATTCGCCGTAAAAAACTGCTGCCATCAACAGAATGAACGGAATGACAGCCACGACCCAGCCGAGGATGCGGGGCCATGCGCGGCGCCGCTCGGTGCGCCAGGTGCGGTTTTCGTATGAGTGCATCATAGTAGGGACTCCTGTACTTGTTTGATGGGTTCAGGTGCGAAAAGTTGGCCCTGAGCGATGGCGCGTTCGATACGCTTGCAGGCAGCATCAAAATACTTTTCCTTGCGCTCGATGCCGATAAACTTCCTGCCAGACATGACAGCCGCCACGCCCGTAGTTCCACTTCCCATGAATGGGTCGAGAATCGTCTCCGCCTTTGGAATAAATGATAGGCACCAGTGCATCAGGTCGACCGGTTTTTGAGTTGGATGATCTCGCTGCCATCCATTTACAGGATGAAGGAAATGCTTACTGTTCATGTCGATATTCGTCCAGCAGAGCTCAACGCTTGCCATAGTCTGCAGGCCGTTAATCTTGACCCATACCAGCCATCCACGCGAGGCCGGTACCGAATAATAATTCCCGCCCCATAGCATCAAAATGGGCGCAACTGGCTGCAACATTTCCAGCAATCCAGGTACCGGCTGCGCATCCCATGCGCCAAGAGTTTGCATACCGCCCTCACCAGTCTGAAAAAGCTTTGTTCCACCTGTCATCTTGTCGCCTAATCCATACGGTGGATCGCTGCAAATTGCGTCAGCTTTCAATGCCGGCAGGATTTCGGCACAGTCGCCTAGGTACAGCGTGGCATCGCCAATAATCACAGGATTCACAGCACCTCCTTCAGCACCACACCGGCCAGCAGAAGCACCACAGCCACCAGCGCGCACGCCAGCGCAATCTGCCAGCTTCCAGGGTCGAACATGCACAGGTCTTCGTCTTCGTCGTGGTTCATGGCATTTGCTCCAAAGTTTTATTTACCAACAGTTTGGCCTCATCCTCAGAGTCAACCAGACCAATGTATTTCCCTTTCACAAGCACCTGAAATTTACCGCTCCGATGCTTCGTATAAAATTTAGGATCACGCCTATACCCAGATGATCTCCTACCACTCCTGTTGCTCACATTTATTGCTTGCGTAACAAGCCTAAGATTTGATATCCGATTATCTGATGGGTTCCTATTTATATGGTCAATAACAAGAGAGTCATCAATAGAGCCATGGACTAGCACCCATATGATTCTAGCCGCGTGATATCGCTTTCTTCCCCAAGATACATAGACGTATCCACGCCAGTCTTTGGTTCCTGCCACCGTTCCTATTCGCGGAGAGTGGAAATTTTTTATCCAAATAAGATTCCCAGTTTCTGGGTCATATGAGAAGACCTTAGATACCTCCTCATATGAAATTTTCTTTGCGATCACCACTTGGAAATTTCCTTCAATAGTTGGTTGGCTTTGATATCAGCCAAAAGGTGTAGCGCTTGCGCAACATCGCGCACGATGAATACTGGACCCTTCCAGGCGGCATGCCACTTTTCCTGATCTGGCGTCAGCTTCTGCGCGCTGGGCGGCTTTGCACCGTCTTTCACCTCGACCAGAAATGACACGCCAGGAAGGCCGCATAGCAGGTCAGGGACGCCGCATCCGACCGTGTGCAAGGGTTGGACGCTGGCACCGGCTTTGCGCAGCGCCTGGACGATTTCAGGCTGGTTGGCGTCTATTTTTGCGGCTCTCAATGCTTCACCTTTGGGGTCGTGATCTTTTTGAGATAATCAAGCATGTGCTGTTGATCAGCAAAAGCAACTGCGTCCTCGCGATTAATCCAAGCTCCCGCATCCTGCCCCAAGGTTCGAAACCCAGGCTGGCGTTTCCATACGCTGTAACCCCAGATATTCACACCAGCATTATTTTTTATCATTGCGCAAAGGACCATCGGCCATGCTTCGCTACCATACACAAACCATAAAGGCTTGTTCCAATACTCAGGCTGTAATGGGTCAATTGCATTTTCAGCTTTTGTATTCATTTCATAAGTCCTTTTCGTTTTAGAATTGCTTGGCTTTCAGCGCGTGCTAAGTCAAAATATTGCTCCATCCAATGCCTTGGACCATCCTTTACATAACCACCATCAATCCATGCATGGCAAGATGAACAGCCATAGCAGCCCTCTTCATCGCGCGACTTGAGGCCCATGCCTTTCCCGTCTCGGATATTGTTGCTGTGACACCAAACCACAGTGCTGTTGTCTCCGTTGCATACGCCAGGGATACGCAGCGTGCATTCCTCACCCTTGGCGCTCTTCCGAATTGGCGTCATCTTCTGGCTGGCCGACTTCATCCGCTTCGACCTTAGCTTGCCAGTTGCGCGCACGGCGCCGAATACTGCGGGCTTGAAGCCGGACCTGGCCAGGGGCTTTTTGCGAGCCAGCATCAGCCACCCCTCATGCAGGGCATGCAGCGCGCCATAGCGATCATGCAGTGCTTGCCGCGTTCGTCGGCTTTGTTGAACAGGGCAACCAGTTCAGCGGCGCGCGGGTCTTCGCTGATGGCGACCAGCGTGCGCGGGATGTCGGCCGGCAGTGCTTGCAATGCGGTGATGTCGGTTGAGTCAAGCATGTTTTCTCCTATGAGTTATCTTGGCAACGGTTGATAAGCAGGTACGCTTCCATTTCGGCTTCGCGCTCAGAGGCCATGCTGACAGGCGAAACGGAGCATTCTTCAATGGCCGGCACCGATGTGCCGAGAACCTTTGCGAACTGCTGCATAACGTAATCACGCGCGCATGCGGTAATTTCGTCTTGGGTCACGTCCTCTGCCCTCCCGTCTGTATCGAAACTGAAGTGGGAGATTGTGATTCTGTTTCCATTGATGAACACAACGCCCGGCTTTTTTATCCTCAGTGTCATGAAAACCTCTCGTTAGGATTTGCGTGGAATTGGACGCCCAGCGATCCACCCAGGGCGTGAAGCTGCTCGATATGCAGAGCCATGCCTTTGACGGTGAGCATGGTCGTGCTGCCCACCAGAATACGCTCGTCACTGCCCGGCAATGTTTCCCATTTGCGATAGCCTTTCAGGCATAGCTCGGGGTCGTATTCCTCTGGCAGAAACTCGCGCTTCGCCAGCTCATGCCAGGCTTCGGCGCTATAGCGGCGCTGCTCAAGCCATCCTTGCTCGGCCAGGTCGCGCAGTGGGCCAGCCCACATCAAGCTATTGGCGTCGGGGCCGCGCTTCTTCTGCTGCTCGCTCACCACCAGCTCCAGCGGCTTTGCAGCGTCCAGCGGCACATTCCGCAACAGCGCAAGCGCCTGCTCTCGCTGCTGCTCTGTGCGCAGGAGGATTGTGCGCGTGGGGAATTTCGCTCTCACGGCGTAGCCTTTGCAGGGTCTTCGGCAAGGCCGCGCCAAATTCGATCTTGCTGGGAACAGACATTCCCAAATTGGGGGCACCGCCAGACAACCCCATCCCACAACCACGTTGGATATGCGCTGTCTTTGCATTGGTACTCTCCCACGCGCACAGGCTTCACCTTTGCCGAAAACCACGGCGTCAGCTTCGGCTTCATTTCGTCACCTTTTTAATCTTATGCCATTCAGCGGCGGCCTGAACAAGCTCATAGCCGGCCTCGTTTGCCATTACATCAGGCATCATCTTTTTACCGCAAAGCACAGCAGAAACATAGGCGTTGGAATAGCCCCACGCCTTAGCAGCTGCGCTCTGTGTCTTGTACTTCCTTGCGATATGCGCACGGACTTCTGCGCGGATATCGATTTCCTGTTTCGTTGCCATGTCTTTCCTTTCGGTTGGTGAGTTGGTATTGGTAGATTAACCTACTCGGATGAATTGAGCAAGAACTTTATTCAACCTATCATGAAGAAATTTTTACATAAATTGGTTGACTCGCAAAAAGCACAGGAGTATAGTTCTCTACATGGCAGCGCAATTCAGCGCGGCGGGAATGAAAGGGAATCAAAATGGATGCAGCATTGAAACTGGCAATCGAAACTTACGCTGAGCTGGCTAAGACGACCGCCGCAGAAGTCACCGCCGCAATCGCTAACGGCGACGAAGTAATCCGCCGTTCCGTGACCATGCTGCTGTTCAGCGTAGCCTAAAACTTGCGGCCCGCTTCGGCGGGCTATTTGGAAGAATTTATGAACATTCGAATTGCATGCACTGCACTGGCCAAGCGCATTAACGCTGGAAAAGTGAACAAAGCGGGCAATGCCTTCACCGGCAACCCGCAAGACGTTACTAGCGACTGCCTTAAGGCAATCATTGACTTTGTTGAACCTGGAAACGTTGTAACCGTCAATGAAAACGGCACGCCTACCTATCAAATTGAAGTTCGCAAAATCGCCTAACAACCCCGTGCCGACATGAACACGATCACTCAAAAAGAACTGATGCATCACCTGGAATACGACCCGGAAACGGGCGTATTCACAGGCCGACATGGGCAGGAGGTCGGCCACCCAAGCGTGAAAGGCTACGTGTACGTGATGGTGGGCGAACGACGATTCTTCGCGCATCATATGGCATGGCTTTACGTGCACGGGGAATTGCCGCGAGTGCGCATCGACCATCGCGACGGCAAACGGGATAACAACCGCATCGAGAATCTGCGCCCAGCGACCAATCAACAGAACAACTGGAATCGTAAAGGGATGGAAGGCAAGCCTATCCAGGCCAAGGGAGTGCGCGCCCATCGCTCCGGTAAATTTCAGGCGCGCATCACGTTCGACGGCGAGCGCTACGACCTGGGCACGCATGACACCGTGGACGAAGCGGCGCATGCTTACAACAAGGCAGCGATCAAGCACTTTGGCGAATTCGCAGTATTGAACCCAGTAGGAATCTAACGCGCCCTTCGAGGCGCATCATCGAAAGGAAATCATGAAAGTCGAAAACAAAGTCATAGAGGTAAATTTCCGTATCAAAGAATCGGAGAATAGCAAGAGTGGTCACTTGCACTTTTCTGATGCTGAACGCTCGGAGTTTGAAAAATACCCGAAATTGAATAGGCAGCAGTTCTTGCGCGCTCGCATTCAAGACGATGAGCCTTGTGATCGCGCAGAGCCGCAAAAGTAACCGACCTCGCCCAGCAGTACCACACGCCGCGCACGGCGCGGCTTTGGCACTGAAAGCCAACCATACAAGGAGAACCAATTGAGCCAGCAGCAAGACCAGGCAGCCGCCGACCGCGCCGAATACGAATGGAAGCAGCGCCGCATTCGTGAGGCTGTGGCGGCTTACAAGCGGTGGGAGCAGCAGCAACGACAGCGAGGTGCAGCATGAAAAACAAATTTGCAGCTTCGTGCTGCAAGTGCGGCAAGCTGGTTGATGCTGGCGCCGGCGAGACAAACAAGGTTGATGGCAAGTGGAAGACTGAACACTTGACTGTTGACGCTTGCAAGGCTGCTGCGCCAACGCAACGTCGTGCAGGCGCCAGTGTGGGCGGCGGCTACTTCGGAATGGCCGGATACATGAACGACTATTACGACGACTACGACAACCCATATGGCGAATTCGGCACCAGCGAAGACGTCAACCCACTTGAGGGCTGCAAATGATCCAGCGAATCCCCACCACCCGCCGCACCCCAAGCGCAGCCGCCTGCTTCATCATCGTGGCTGCGGGGATCTTGGCGGGATATCTTGTAGCGAGGATGGCATGAGCGCGCAGATGATCATGTTCGGTATTGGTTGCGCGTTGGCGGCTTGCACTGGGTATAACGCAGCGGATGAGGCTGAATTTACTTTTGCCAATGTCGCTGTTTTTATCGCTGGCTTCGTGCTGATCTGTTTTGCCACCTAACCCGGTAGGCTCCACAGTGCCGGGCGTAAGCTGGCCGCGTAAGTGCCAGCGCATAAAGTGCTTGCTACAGTAGCTCGGCACTTGATATATTGATTGTCCGGCTTGGACTCCGGGAAAACTTGGTAAGGCTTCGTGAACCCTCTGGCGGATACCAATCCGTTAGTCCAACCCAGCAATGGGAGAGGGTTTCACGAAGCCTTTTTTATTGGAGAAAACGAAATGACATTAGCAGAACTTGAGCAGGTAAAGAAAGACTTCAATCAAGGCATCATGATCAGCAAAAGTACGTGGGAAAAGGTGCTTGATCATGCGATTGAAGCGGAAGAGTCGTTGCGTGCCTTGACTGCTGCTGAGTCGGCATATGCAAGCATGCATGATGATGGAGAAGAATAATGCAAGCGAATGCTGAACAATCAAAGCCGGAACTGACAACGCGCGACCCAGTCACCGGCAAGCCGGTCCCATTCACCACGCAGCGTATAGAAATGACGCCAGAGCAGCGAGCGCAGCACTACGAAGACCTTGCATCGGGGCGCATCCCGTTCTAAGCTGTACCACAGGAATTTGGCCTCTTGGCCTTACACAACACTAAGGAATATCATGGAAGTCTACAAAGCAATCAATGCCGTTCAAGAAGAACTTGCTCAAATCGGCATCAGCAAGTCCAGCAAGAATCAACAGCAGGGCTTCATGTTTCGCGGTATCGATGCTGTCTACAATGCTCTATCTCCACTCCTGGCAAAGCACAAGCTTCTAATTCTCCCGCGCTGTCTGAACCGCTCAAGCCATGAGCGTGAAACCAAAAACGGCGGCGTTTTGTTCTACGTCACCGTGCAGGCGGAGTTTGATTTCGTCAGTGCCATTGATGGGAGCCGCCATACTGTGGCGATGTTCGGTGAGGCCATGGATAGCGGTGACAAGGCAACGAACAAGGCTATGTCCATTGCATACAAATACGCTGCCTTCCAAGCATTCTGCATCCCAACCGAAGAAACTAGTAGCGATCCAGATGCTGAGACGCATCAAGTCGCACCGAAGCGCGCAAAGCCACAACAGGATGCAGCCGGCGAGCCAGATGCTGAAATCCTGGCACAGTTCAACGCTGCGCAGGACGTGCCATCCCTTACTAAGCTGATGAACGGCTTGCCGAACGACCAGAAACGCCTGTACACGGGCCATTTTAATGCCCGCATGGGCGAACTCAAGAAAGGCCAATGATGGAAATTGCTCAACAAAGAATCAAGGCTAGCGTCTCTATCATTGATAAAACTGGCTGCTGGGAATGGTCCGGTTGTGTGCAGGCCAATGGATATGCCCGAATTAACTTTCAGCGCCGTTCGCAGTACGCACATCGCCTTTCATATGCATCCTTTATTGGGCCTATCCCTGATGGGCTTGATGTTTGCCATAAATGTGACAACCGGAAATGTGTCAACCCAGCACATCTTTTTGTTGGTAGTCGCCAGGAAAATATGGATGACGCAGTCTCAAAAGGAAGGCAAGCCAAGGGGAGTATGCTGCCGCATTCAAAATTGACAGATCAAGAAAGGGCTGAAGTCATTCGACGCGCACAGTTAGGTGAAAAGTACGCGTCCATCGCAAAAGACTTTGGAATCAAGCGGCAAACTGCCGGATATATCGCACGAAAAGAGGGAGTAAGAAGAAATGGCATCAGTAAATAAAGTGATTATTGTCGGATCGTTGGGGCGTGATCCTGAAATCCGTTATCAGGCTTCTGGCGATGCTATTGCCAATATTTCAGTGGCAACTAGCTATAAACCAAAAGACCGGGACCAAGTTACAGAATGGCATCGCATCAGCTTCTTTGGCAAGCTGGCTGAGATTGTCAGTCAGTACCTAAAGAAGGGCCACAGCGTCTATGTGGAAGGACGCTTGCAGACGCGCAAGTACACCGACAAGGACGGCATCGAAAAGTACGCCACCGACATCATTGCCGAAAGCATGCAGATGCTCGGCAGCAAATCCGACAACTAAGGAATAACCATGACTGCTATGAGCCTTTATCAAATCTCTCACGAGTACCGCGCTGTCGTTGATCATCTGATGGACATACAGACTGACGAGCAGGCGATTGCTGACACGCTGGAAGCAGAAGCCTATCCGCTGGAACTGAAAGCGCAGAACGTGGCCTATGCCATCAAGAACCTGGAAGCGACAGCGGAAGCGATCAAGAACGCCGAGCGCGAAATGGCCGACCGTCGCAAGGCCATCGAGAAGCGGGCCGCGAACCTGCGCGAGTACACGAAGACCTGCATGGAAATCGCTGGCGTGCAAAAGATCGAATGCCCGCACTTCGCACTGACCATCAAGAAGAATCTGGCCGGCGTAGAAATCTTCGAGCCGAATCTGATTCCTGCAAGCTTCATGCGTCAGCCTGAACCGCCGCCACCAGCGCCGGATAAAAAGGCCATCGCAGAAGCCATCAAGGAAGGCCGTGAAGTGCCAGGCGCCATGCTGGCACAAGGCACGCGCTTGGATATCCGATGAAATGCCCCTCGACCCAGCCCGCATAATCTTTGCAGCCAGTCGCCGGCCAATGAGTTTGCTGGACGAGGACGAAGACCCATGTGCTGGCTGTGTCTTCATGCGGGAGCGTAGCGAAGTCTGTCACAAGGCCGGGGCCGAAGCGAAGTTGCGGCGGCTTCCGGATTGTGAGGATGGCTGGATTTACGTTCCGGTGAAGATTGATCCTCGCCAAGTTGACCTCTTCGAATAGCCTCCTTGTGGGGCTATTTTATTTTCTTGCATGTGTACGAATACATGTGTATGATTACCATACATTCACAGCAAGGAGGAGAAATGTCAGGTCGTCAAACTCAAGCTATGACGTGGGCCATTGAGGCAATCACGCATAAGCACAAGAAGCACCGCCTTACCGTGGCAGAAGCTGCTGCGAAGTTCGGCGTGAAGGTCAATTCGATTTACCGCCGGCCAGATTACAAGGCTTGGCGCGCACAGCAGGAGGCAACCAATGCATGAACTCGACCACCACCACGAAAACGAGTCACGCTATAGCTGCGACGACTGTAACGATTCTGGCATCCACAACGAGACTCGGGACTATTGTGCATGCCGTCTTGGCCTAGCACGCTGCAACAACGATGCTGTTGCTGAAATGCTGCGCGGGTCACCATTCACTGATGCGATGTGGACAATGCATCAATCGACAGTGAAGACTGCAAAAGCTATTGCTGCTGCTGACCTGGCGCTGTTGAAATCGAAGTTGCTCCAGAAAGAGCGCGAACTGGCAGAGGTGCGGAAGGATGCAGAACGCTACCGTTATCTGCGCGGTTGCGATTGGTTCAGCAGCCCTCTGTGCGTGCTGAGCGACCCTAAAAAGGCTGTCGATACTCGCCTGATGCTGGGCGCGGATTGCCCGTCACGTGAACGCCTTGACGCCGCTATCGACGCCGCATCCGTAGCACAAGCGAATAAGGAGCAGGGCAATGGCTAAGCCAAGTAAAGTGCAGATGGAAGTACTGTCTAAGATGGCCGATGGCTGGCAACTTGGCCGTCGAGACGGTGTGATTGATGGCCGCGCATGGATTCAAAAGGGCGGCTGCGGCTATGGTGGCGAGATCCAATCAGTTAGTCTTGGTACTGTTCGTGCAATGGAACATCACGGCTATATTGTGAAGGATACCTATAAATATCCAACACAGACGTATCGACTGAACATTGATGCTGCCGCCATGTCCACCCCCAATAAAGGTGAATCGAAATGAGCATCTTCAAAGAATGCACTCTCTACGATGGTCGCGGAAAAATCATGCTGAATCTGTCGATGGCCCAGTCCGTGCAGCCGACCGACTTCAAAGATGCGAAGGCGATTGTCACGTTCCCCAACAGCGTTACTGACCCGGACACCTATTACGTCACTGACACCTACGAGGAACTGCGCTACTCCATGGAAAACGGAAGTCTCTTGTACTAAGGAGCCAAAAGAATGAGCGATAACAAAGAACTGCTGCCGTGCCCGTTTTGCGGAAGCGATGATCTGCATAGTACGGGAAATGGTGTGTACAGCAGCTATATCGAATGCAATGGATGTGGGGCATCTGGCCCTGCGGCAGACCATGCAGACAACGAGCAGGCACTATGGAACCGCCGTGCCGCGCAGCCTGTGGTGCTAAGCGATGAGCAGATCAGCGATTTGAAGAACGCCATCAGCGAAACCGAGTACAAATACTTCGGCTGCTACGAATTCACCGAAAAACAGCATACCGCTGTTGATGTATTGATAGAGGTAGCACGCATGGTTATCGCAGCCAAGGAGCAAGCATGAACGACCGCGAACAATTTGAAGCGTGGGCCAAGAAAGAAGGATTCGACACGGCCAACACCTACGACACAGACCGTAGCAAGTGGGTATGGCTCAATCCTATGACAACCGACCTATGGTGCGCATGGTCTGCCGCCCGCGCTACTCCAGCACAGCCGGTGCCAAGCGAAAGCGAGCAAGTAAATCTTCTGCGCAACGCGTTGTATTTGATGCTTCAGCAATTCACCGGGACGCCAAGCACCTTGGCCGATAGTGAAGCGCGATGCACGGCACACGCCGCATTGAAGGCTACGGCAGTCAAGCCGCAGCCATCCCCATCTAGCGTAGGTGCGGCTATCCCCGAAGGCTGGCAGCTAGTGCCGACAATTTCGACGTCAAAAATGGATCGTGCTGGCGAAGATGCCTACGAGCAGAACGGTCATTGTGATTGCGGAAACGCTAACGGGTGCGGGATGGAAGCTGTTTTCAGTGCCATGCTCGCTGCCGCCCCTTCCATCGCTCAGGATGGGCAGAAGTCGGAGGGCGCGTGATGCCAGCACAAACCGAGACAACCGAACAGAATGCAGCAAAGAAGCATCGCTGCTCGTGGTGCGGGGAAAGCATTGATGTCGGTGAGTCCTACAAGCGCTATCGCTACTTTGATGGTGGCGATGTCGGCACCGTAAAGATGCACCCGGAATGCTACGAAGACATGCTTGAATGCGCAAGCTATGAGGGCGGCTGGATTGAATGGGGCTACGGCTCTTGTGAACGCCCCGAGCGCGCCGCCCAGCAATCCAAAGGAGACGGCCATGGCTGACCAGTTTTGTGGTCGGAAGCTTGACCCGCTTACTATGACCTACAAGACGTCGGACGGAAGCGGCCAGCCATACCCCATCGAAATGGCACTGGAAGTCACGGAGCAGTGCGACGGAAAACCGGCAAGCGGTATTCGGACGCTGGCTACTTTGTTTGAATGGAAAGAAAGGCTTGATCGTGGCCGATAATTACAGCGTCTATATCCGGGTAAGTTTTAGCGTACTGGCCGAAAGTTTGGAAGAGGCTGAGGAGTTAGCCAAGGAACTGTGCCAGTTTGACCAAGTCCCGCGTCAGGCAACGGTGCAAGTCGATGCCTACTATACGCCAAACCAAAGCGACCAAATCAAGCGCTACGCTGCCAACCAAGAATAACCACCACCCCGCAATAGCTGCGGGGGCAAGGAGAACATGATGAATGAAAAAATCAAAACTGGAAGCGATGCTGAAATGGAGCCGAAAGGTAATGCTTCAGCGGAAGTGCAAACCGAAGGCTCCGGCTATTGGTGCGTCATCTGTGGACGCTTCCTGCAAGCAGAAGAACACGAAGGTGGCAACCTGATCGTCCATGACGACATTCCACATCCAGGCAACATGGACTTTGGCGACAACGCCAATCCTCAATAAGGAGAGCATGAATGGATGCACAAGAATTGCAACGACTGAAAGAGCTAGCGCAAGCGGCAACGCCGGGGCCTTGGGACTACATCGGGAAATCCTATACCGACAATGGCACCTACTACTTTGAGGTGATGGATTCGGTACGAAACAATGAAGTTGTTGGCGAATACGGCCCATGCGAGGAAGATGCGAAATTCATTGCCGCCGCGAACCCTGCCGCCGTGCTGGAGCTGATCGCCCTGGCCGAGCGCGCTGTATCTCCAGCAGAGAGCGTGCAGAGCGTGGACTTCTACAACAAGAAATTGCTGGAGATTCTGTGGCGTTGGGCGGAAACGCACATGAAGCGCGGCTACACCAATGACAACCAAGCGGAAGCACACGCATCGCTCGTGGACTTCCTGAATGCTGCCGTCACAGCGCAGGAGAAAATCGCCCACGCCGAAGGCCGACGCAGCGCCATGGAAGAACTGGCGAAAGAGAAGGAGCGGGCGGATAAAGAAACCAAACGCCTCAACTGGATCATCCGCCGAGCGCTTCTATGCACGAATCCTTGGGCCGAACAGCAAGGACGGCGAGCACGATTTGACGCTGTTGCGCATTCCGACTTTGGTACTGACAAGCGCTACTACGACGATATGCGGGCCGCCATTGACACGGACATTGCAGCTGATGACTGGGGTGGGCATCAGTCATCCAGCACCGCCCAGCCCTTGCAACAGGAGGGCGGGAAGGAAACGGATACCGACGCGGCAAAGCGTATGCGCCTCATCGCAACGAAACTTGGGCTAGGCTCGGCCATTCCTGAGTCTGACGAAGAACTGTGGGGCTGCGCGTTTTCGGTGCTGGGCATGATTCGCCGCAAGGTGGAAGAATTGCTCGCGCAGCCATCCGACAACCTGCAACAGGCCAGCACCGTACAGGTAGCGCCAGCCAAGATGAAATGCCCGACTTGCGGCGTGGATCGCTTCAAGAAGCCATGCCCCAACATGGCCGACGAATGCCCAATGGTTGCCGATGCGCATCTGCTGAAGCCAGCGGCCAGCGTCACAAAGGTAGAGCCAGTGGCGTGGGCAGTATATGCGCCAAATGGCAATGTGCGCATCTGGTTCGGTGAAGTCGAAGCAGCGAAACGCTGGGCAAAGTATGAGTCGGCGGAACTGGTTCCACTGTATCGCGCAGCACCGCCCCAGCAGGTAGACACTGGCGGCTTGCCAGGATAAGAAAAAGCCCGGGTGATCCGGGCTTTGTTTATTTCGGCGGCTGGGCCTGCGCGAGCAAGCGAGACTTCTCCGCGCTGCCAGAGGTACTGCCAAAATAGTAAGAAAGAACTTGCTCAGCCTTCGCGGAGAGGTAGCCAATCAGGCTGCCGGCCAGCACAGAATCCACTTTCGCCCATCCGGCCAACGTGCCGCCCACGACCGCCAGGAAGCCGCCCACGACCGCATAGGCCAAGATCTTGTTGGTGCTGTCCTTGACGTTCGATTCGCGTTGCCTAGCGCTGTCACGGTCCCGGAACTCCAGCTCCGCGAACTTGAAGCCCAGTTCCTTCTCCTGTTGCACAAGGGCCAGCTCAGCCTGTTTGAGCGCGAGGATCTGCTCGCCGGTCATCTGGCCTTTGCTGAACGCTTCCTCGACCTTTTCTTTCGTCGCGTCGGTCCAGCCGAAGGCAGAGCCTACGGCATCGACTGCAAGACCAGCCAAGGGGCCGCCAAGGGCTGTGGCAACGGTTGGCGCGATGGCGCCGATAGCGGCTTTCCAGTCCATTTAACTGATCCCCTGTGTGTAAGTGACGCCGGCCGGCGAGAAGTGAGCAGTAAGCACCTGCTTGCGCAGGCTACCCTCAGCCAATCCGATATGAACCCACTGCCCTTCATGGATGAGTTGATCGAAACCGATTCCGCTGCTTCGGATCAGCTCTGCAAGGTCTTTGCAGCCCATGCCGGGAACAGTGATGTCCGCCGCCAGGCCAAGCATGTGGGCGCTCTTAGCGGAACCGCCAACGGCCCTATTGACGGCCGGAGAGCGATAGCCGCTGGAGACATGGACGGGCTTGCCGACCAGGGCGCGCACCTTTTCCAGCACCTCGGCCAGCCAGCGCAGGTTTTTCACCTCCTCCAGTCCGGGGCGATTATCAAGTCCGTTGCGCACTGCCGCCTGACTGGCAGTCAACTCTTCCAGGGTGAAGTGTTCCGACAGGTTCATTGTCACTCCTTCAGGCTCTCGCCTTCACGATGCATTCGGTCATAAATTTTGCTCTTGGTATGCAGGATGCGGATCGTGTAGACCGCCACCACGCACCCCAGGGCAAGGGAAATCGCCCCCAGCACGGAATTCAAACTGCTGAATAGCGCGGCGGCGCCTGACGAACTAGTCAGAGCCGCGACGATGCCAGAAACTTTCGGATTGCTTAGGGCCGTCTCGACAGCCGCTTTTGCGCTTTCTTGCTCGCTCATTCGCTCGCCTTTTGATGATTGAGTATCGCACCCAATGAATGAGTACGCCGAACCAGAGCAGTCCATACAGATAAAGCATGGTCACTGTCCACAAAAAGAAGTCGTAGCCACTGCGCATAACTGATCCCCCACATGACCGTGTTGTAATAGATAGACGGGGTTTTGGTCATGTAGCCGAGGAATCCCAGGGCATCAACAATCACACACACTAATCCCAGAATCAGCATGTGATCGCATAGTTGACCATCCAGTTTTTTCGGGATGATCGTGCATATCAAACCTTCCAGAGTGGCCGCCGATCCGAAAAAGATCAGCGCCCAGCCTTGAGTGTTTGGTAAGGGCGCATTCACCTCAGCATGCAATTTTTGAGCAAGCAGCAGGATGAGACCTACAAAGAGGCGATTGCGCCAGGTGTTCATTTCGTCGGCTTTTTCGACGGAGTAGTTTTAGGTGGAGTATCGGCTTTTTTCGGGTCTTTCGCGCCGCCTGCTCCAACTCCCATTTCGTATTGCTTCATGCTGCATCCCTTTCAGTTTTGGATACTTCGGTAAAGCCCAGGTCTGATAGATTGACCGGGGCCGCTTTCTTCTGTGCGATTTGCACCTGAATCTTGTTGAACACCTGCCAGGACAGCTTGAATGGCAGTTCGCCCAGACCGGCCAGAACGGTGTTGATTTCCTGCTCGTTGAGGGAGACGGTAAATTCCTGCATTGCAGCTCCTTACGGAATGGTTGCGAGTTTACGTTGGTTGCCTGCGGCGTCCAGGACCAGAATAAAACCGTTAGGCGATCCAGAGCTGGAAGTAAATGTCCCGAATTTTACCAAGCCAGTGCCTTTTGGCGTCAATTTGACGTCAATGTTTGTATCGGCGCCGACAGCCTCAATGCTGATATGGCCGCTGCCGTCTGCCGTGTTGAAGTTGAAGCCATTTTTAGAGGCTGCGGAATTGGCAAATTGCGCGATGGCCTGCCCCGATGAGTTCTGCACTTGCAAGCCGAAATCCGTGAATGCCAGGTTCGTGTTCACTCCAGCATTGACATCGCTCGTGATGGTCGGGCCAGACACGTTGCCGGGCTTGTACCAGCGCACACGGTGGCCTTTCGCCATGACGATGGCGTCGCCGTGGCCAGCATCGTTGCCGTTCGTGCCATCCAGCGAGGTCGCCTGGAACACCAGGCCGTTCAGGAAAGGGATCGAGCCGTCTGCGTTCTCAACGACCACGATGGCACTCGACGCTTTCGCAAGACCCGACATCTGCGCCGAAGTGAAGCCGACGCCGGAATCAACCTGAAGGCCGATGGTCGCGCCGGATTCGCTGAAATACGGGGTATTCACCTTGACTGTGCCACGATTCACAACGCAGATCTCGGCTCCGTAACAATTCCCGGTGGTCGATGTGGCGCGGTGGCCTTCGCCGTAGAAGCCCCAAGCGAAGTCGCCGCCGAGGCCGCTTTGCGCCACGCCATATCCCTGCACCCCGATTGCATTGCCGCCTGGCGAGGCCGCGGCAGCAGAGGAAGCGCCACCCAGGATGGCTTCGCCAGGGAAGGGCGAGCCAGTGCCGCCGGCCAGCGCGACAACGCCAGTCGTGTTACTCGGTGGAGTGTTCCCAGCAGCCGAGAAATATGGGTTCATGTAGGTGTACAGCCAATCGTGCGCGGTGCCAGGGAAGGCCCCATCGCCAGCCACAGCATCGCCCATGAAAACCTTGTCACCAAAGCGCTGCGCCTTGCTGCCGTTGCCAGTGAAGAAGCCGGCAGGACGGAATTTCATCGTCATGAACTTCCAGCGGCCACCATCAGCAGCCACGATGACATCACCTCCATTATCGGTGCTGGTGATATCGGAGGCGTCATAGTAATAATCGCCGCCGCCGCCGTCGCCTTTCACTGTGTTGCCAGCCACAAAGGCAAAGGCATACACTGATTTGCTCAGGGTGCGCAGTTCGGCAAGGTTCTGAACAATGCGCTGGATATTATTGATCAACCCGCCTGCAATGATATTTGAGTCGAACTGAGTCGAGTCTGGCCCGTAGAAGATCAGGCCGCCCGCTTTGTTCTTGATCGTCATCGAATATGCGTTGAGGATAAAGACGTTCGCCGGGGCGCCATTGCGAACAATATAGCCGTCAGATGTACGGAGTGGTTGCGCGGCTGGCTGCGTGCCTTCAGCATCCCAATAAATGGTTTGGGGCGCGGTCTCGGGGTTCTGGTTAACCTGGCCAATGTAAATAAATCCACTGTCTAAGGCGCGTGCGCCATTATCGTGGAAATAGCTTAATGGCGATGGGATTGGGAGCATTGGTATTCCTTTTACCGTTGGTTCTTGTGTTGCGAGTTTTGTTGCTGTGCAGATTGAAATGCTGCGCGCGCCCACGCTTCGCGCTCTGATGGTTTGCTAGGGCCGTTAATCTTCTGCATAAACTGCATGAATCGCTGACTGCGGGCCATTTTATTTACTGCTGCGTCTTGGGCTTTCGTCCCGGCCGCACGTGCCGCATTAATAAACTCCGGCGATGCTATCAGCCTATCAGCCGCCTTTAGCACGTCGGTCTTTCCTTTCATTGTTGCGCTTTTTACTGCCGTTGCCAGACCTGGGAATCCTGAGGCAGTTGTTACGCCCTCAGCGATCAATCCAGTAACACCGCGCTGGGCGACTGCCTCATAGACTTTATTCATGAAACCGTCGGCGGATTCTAACACTTTTGTATTCAATGCTTTACCAGTAGAAAGAAATTCTCCTTTTGCCATGGCTACGCCGCGCGCCACTTTCGCTAGGTCAGTTAATTGCTGTGCCGCACCTTCCGGCAAATTGGCGAAGAGAGCATTTTTTGCCTGAGAATTACGCTCCAACCCATCCATGAATTTGGCATAACCAGCGAAGTCCATTTCGCCGCCGCGTGCTGTTTTCTGGAAAAAAGATGACAGCCCAGATGTGGCAACCTCATTGCGCATTTCAGGCGGTACTGAGGCAATCATCTTGGCAAATTTTGCAGCATCCCCTTTCCCAAGATCTTTAACAGCGCCATTCATCAGTGGAACCATGGTTTTGTCTAGCTGCTTACCGAAGAGTGCCGCCATGTCATCTTCTAGCGCCTTGCGTACACCGACAACTTGACGTGCGGCGTTATATGTATCGGCGGCGCCGTGCGCCTCGGCGGCAAGCGCCTGATCATCAGAAAGCAGCCCGTAAAGCTTCTTCGCTAATCCGGTATCGGCGTCTTTAAATGGCCCAGCCGCACGAGCGGCGGCACCCACATCTTTTCGCACGTCATCCAGCAGCGCGTAAGTAGGCTGCGCACCGTCGTTCTTTGGGGTCAGCTTCTTGAGAATCCGGCGCTCCATTTCGGACAGATTTTCAGCGCCTCCCAAGTCATTAGAGCGCTGCTTTAGGAAATCCAAGACATTCTTGGCCGGCGCTTCCGATGATGCTGGGATTTTTGCGCGCACATCCGCATAAAGCGTATCAGCGTGGTCAAGAAGTTCTTTTTGAGTCGCCGCCATACGATCACGTATGCCAGAGGAAACCGCGCTGACATCTGAAGTGCCGCCCAACTCTTCAATGATGGCATTGGCACGCTCTGCGACCTTCTCTAGACCCTGGCGCTGAGCTACTGCAGCCTCACTTCCGGTCTGCGACTTGATGAGCTGCGAAAGCTGCCGGAATGCCTGGTTAGTCGTTACATGATCAGGCTGCAAATAGTCAGCAATTCCGAGCCGTTCCGCAGCCGCAACGGTTTCAGGATTTGGGGACGCCTCGGCAGCGAGTGACTGCGTTGCCTTCTTGCTGCCAATGCCGCCCAGTGCCGCTTGGCGAGTTGTCTGTCCAAGCTCATTAACGCCCATTGGGGTAGCAGCCTCTGCTGCTGGAGTAGTCGCAGCAGCTGGGGGAGCAGGTTGAGCAGCAGGCGCTACTGGCTGTATTTCAGGCGCAGCTGCTGGCACTTCGGGCGTGACTGCACCAGCCGCAGCGGGCGCTTCAGCCGCTACTTCTCGTCCCAATACGCGGCTGATAGCCTGTTTTACAGGCGTGGCGGCGGCTTGTGTTGCACGCACAGCAGCAGGAATGATCGGCGCAGTTAGGGCAGCGGTAGCCACTTCCCCAGGGTTGAATTCGCCGCCAGTTGCCGCCTGCGTGCCTTCGATGGCCGCTTGCGTCGCTCCGGCACCAAGTGCCGACCCAAGCAAAGTTTCAGCGCGACCAGCAGGAGTAAAAGCGGCAAGAGCGCCGGCAGCACGAGGAATATCACTTGCTCGAAATCCGGGCTTGATGGCGTACTCCTTCCCGTCGATCGACGAGCGCAGAAGGAAATTGCCTTTATCATCCTGGCGCACTTGGACGCCTGGGAAATTCGACTGGATGACCTGTACTGTTTCCTGTGGATTGGAAAGCAATGTGCCAAGAGCGGTCTTGCCAGATGCGATGCTGAAAGAGTTCAGTTCAGGCATAGAAGCCCAATCCGGGAGTGATTCAGTTTCAGCAGTCTTACGCTCCGATCCTGTAATAGCCTCCTTAATACCACCAAGTACGCCAAGTGGCTCTGTATTTTGCAGAGGAACATCTTTAGGCCACTGAACCAGACCATTCTTTACATCACTCTCAAGCTGGATCTTATCTTGACGCGACATTGCTCCCGATTTGTATGCGTCAATCACCCCCGCAGGAAGCAATGTGCCGGCAAGCTCTGCGGTATTTTTTGGCGCTGTAAGTGAGGCGCCTTTAGGAAGCAGAATTGCGCCCTTTTTTACATCAGCCTCAAAATCGGAAGCCGCTTGCGGATCCATCTGCCCCGACTTATAGGCTGCATAAATCTGAGCAATCTGCGGCGTAGCCGATTTCTCCTGCTGTTGCGCTGCCATCAAACGATCAAATGTACTCTGAGCCATCATTGCCCCGCAGGATTCGCATATTTCATGTAGCTACGCCCCTGGATGTGTTGTGCTTCTTGTTCCGCCTGCCGAGCACTAGCATTCTCTTGAACTTTCAGCTTACTGAAATCTGCAAAAGTTGTGCCAGCCGGAACTTTAGTACCACCAACAACAATGTCAGTTTTGGGGCGCCCTAAGTGACCTACCGAATTCACCCATTCTGATTTAGCAGATTCTACTGCGGACTCATAATTGCTGAGTTTTGCCATGCCACGTACAAATGAGGCCATCATTTTTGGGTTGGCATTTTCGGACGGGAATCCTTGCAATGCAAGTTGGATATCCTTGTCTGACGCAGGACCAGGAGGGAGCATTTTTGAAACCTGGGTAGAACGAAGGCGCGTATATTCCTGTCGCAATTGGCTAACAGCATCCTGATTACCTGTTATGGATTTATAAAGCTCCATGCCTTTTGCTCCAATGCCTGATGCTGCACCAGAAGTCTCCAGACGATCAGCAAGATCTACCATTTTTTGAGCTGAGTTATCAGCAGCCACAGAAGCCACCACAGAATCATTGACCAGCTTCCTTGCGTCAGCCCCAAGCTCAGTGCTTTTCTGATTCAACTCTTTCAGCTTTAGTGCAGTTTCAGTTGCAAGTCTATCCTGGTCTAGTGCTAAACGTTTAGAGCGCTCGGTGATTTGGCTGTTGATATTAGCGATTTCGGATTTTGTCTTGAGAAGACCAAGGCGATTAGCTTCTGCTGCAACTTTTGATTCTTCGCTCTTGATTTTTTCCTCAGCTTCAGCCGTGCCAGCTTTCGCATTGGCCGTGCGAAGATCGGCCGGCGCCAATTGCTGCGCGCGGTTCTCTGCATTGAACTTCGAAAAAGCCTCGCCGAACTTCTCGGGGCCAGCCTGAGAGACAAGCATCATGCCAACGGATGCTTTCGCAGCCTCTGGGTCGTCATTGATGTGATCAAGCATTGTCTGTGCGGCTGCGGCTCCCTGCTGATCTCCACTATTCTTGGCGGCCGAAACGATATCGGTCAAATAGTTAGCAGCAATATCCGGCTTACCAGCTTGAAGTGCAGAATAAACTTGACCGGCCTGGTTCAGCTTTGTTTGTTTTTGCTGCTCATTCAGGACGCCCCAGCCTTTTCCAAGTTGCTCAGCAATCTGGGGATATTTCGTCATGAGACCTGCATAGTCTGCGCCTGTAGCATTCGGATTCATTGCCACGCCGCGCAGATCAGCTTGCATTTGCTGTTGATTCATCTGCTGCTGAATAGCCTGCTGCTGTGCAATTTGTTGCTGCCGAATAGCGCTTCCAACTTGGAACCCTTGTACGGCAGATGCAAATGGGTCGCCAACGTCAATTTTGTAATTAATAGGATCCATTACTACTCCTAAAATAGCTCATTGGACATTCGGCCACTGCCACCACCACCGAATCCACCGCCGCCAAATGCCCCGCCAAATGAACTTATAGCTTTACCAAATGCATTGGCAAGTTGCGCATTTGCTTGGCCATTTGCGAGCGCTTGCCCTGCACTTGCTGCGCCCTGGCTTTGGAGCAGATTAGTAACGGCATTGCCAGTTTGCATGCCAGCGTTACCAACGCCAGCAGCAGCATTTTGGCCCAGGCTGGTCAGGCCTCCAAGACGAGCATATTGCTGGTCAATGAGTTGATTCAATAGCGCCGGCCGGAATTGCGCCAAAGCCCCCTGCACGTTGCCCCCGCGTAGACCGCCAGTAGCCGAAGCATTGGCGAGAATACCCTCTTCTCCTTGTTTGGCCAAGGCACCAAATTGAGCTGAGTTCTGAAGTTGGTTCATGGCCTGTTGTTGCGCATCAAACCCATTCAGGCCAAGAATATTTTGCTGAGCACTTAACGAACCTGTCCCCGCATTAACATAAGGAGAAAGCAGCTCCTTTACCGCATCAAATTGACGGCGCTGCTCTTCAATGCCTTGCTCGGCAGCCTCCCTTTGCGCATTAGCTGCACCTTGTGCAGCTTTTTTCTGTGCATTAGCACTCATTGCCCCAGCAGCAACAGTACCCACAGCTAAAGCAGCAACTCCCCATGGCATCTCACCACCTCTTTTCAGTACGGATGCACACGATCATGGTTACACGGTCGTATGCTGTCGGATTAGTAACCCAATGCATGTATGCATTGTCAAATGTGAACAAATCCCCCGGCTCCGTAACCAGTGATCCATCTTCAAAGTGGAACGTCTGGCCAGGGTCGGCGTGAATCTGGATGGCGAATTTCTGATAGTAGCGAGCATGCCAGCCGTGATCGACATGCGGACGGCATTCCTTCCCTGCGGGAATCTTTGTGATCAGGACTCCGCCCAGCTCATCGCCATCGACGAGCGACATGAGCGGATATGTCAACTCACGAACTGGCAGGACATCGGCACATGGATACCATGCTGATTTGTGCGCCTCTGCGCCCGCTGTAGCGGATTCCGCATAGCGCGCCCAGATGTCGGACAGGCCATGATGTGGTGAATCTGGATGCTCAGTTCGTGCCGTATGTTGATCCCACAGCTCGGGATGAGCCGCAAGCGCCGCCTGCATCGCCTCAACTGGAATGCCTTTTCCTAGAAGCTGGATCTTGCTCATAGCATCCCCTCGGCAATTTTCTCCATTGCGCCAGGAATCGGCTGGATGATCAGCTCATCTTCATCAAGATCAGCCTCAGCACCAGTAACCGAATGGATGCAGTACCAAACCGCATCTGTGAGCGCTTTTACCCCATGGTGCTTTCCTGCCTCAATCGTCATGCACTCAGGGCCGACATGCTGAGTCGTCACCCCATCAACACAGACCTCGACAATGCCGGATGCGAGAATAGACAGGTGGGAGTATTTGTGCATGTGCTGCACCAGGACATGGCCAGCAGGAATATGGGCGGCTTTTGTGTACAGATCGCCAGCACAATGGTGCTCAATCAGGAGTTCGGACACGGCTTCTCCAATTACTTGGGTGGCGAGCCGCTGGACGCTCCAATTCTCAGCTGAGTTATGCAATTATAAGCAGGTTTCTTACAGTATGGCTATTTTATGTCACCTGACGCCCACTAGACCGAATATTAAACGTGCTGACAGCGTTTGCTAGTGTGCTAATGAAATCGCCGTTCGCCAGCGTATGGCCAACAATCTCGGGGAATTGATAGCTCTGCCCGGCCAGCACAGACACGGTTTTCTGCTTATTCGTCGCGCCTGCCACCTGGCCATTAGGAACAAGACTAACCGTAAGGGTGGCGGTGGCTCCGGAGACATTTGTTGCCGTGAATTTGTCGATTAATGTAGTGCAATTGGAGGATGTATATTGGGTCGTTTCAACGGCCTCCGCCGTCTTCGATTGGATTAGAACTGCTGGAACTGTGGTCATGACTCCCTCTTTTCGTCAGATTTTACATTGCCTCGGGCATGCGAACCCCAATCTTTTTGGTGGATTGAAGTATAGAATAATTACCAGCTCGGAATATACCTCAGAGTTCCGTTGTCATTAATAGCGATCCATTTTGTCGGGTTCCCGGCCGCTGGTGCATTTGTGATCGTCCCGGCGCCCGCCCCTGCGCCATTTGTCAGAGCGCTGCTTGTAGAAAGAAACTGCGCGCCCCCTGGTACTTTAATGCCTACCGCAATTTCAATCTGCGACGGGGCGAAAATATATGGCGTGGCATCGTAGGCGGTGCCGAGGATACCCGATTTATTGCCGAGCGCAATAACATTGACGCCATTATTCCTAATGAATTCCGCAGCCCCGCCACCAGTTCCACTATTAGAGCCGTTTAGGACGATGAATTTCGAAGAGGTTGCATCCCCAATAGTGGCGCCGGCTGACGTGGTGATGCTCGTGAAATTCCCAGAGCTAGGAGTAGTCGAGCCGATGGCAGCAGGACTTGCCCAATCCGCCCCGTCAAGTAAATCAGCATTCAGATTCGCTACCTTCGTGGTGCTTGCTACTACGAATGGTGCCGTTCCTGTTGCGAGTGTCGATGTGATCTGCCCAGAAACGGAAATGCTGCTGAAATTTCCTGACCCTGCGGAAATTGTGACGCCCGCTATGGTGCCGCCAGTGATATCCACCGCATCGGCGTTTTGGTATGCGATAGTCCCGTACGGAATAGCCGGCGCGTAATCCTCTGGGAAGACTGGTTCGACCATCGGCGCATTCAGGACAAGCTGCAACTGGCCCAGGATATCGGAAATTGC